TCAATTCTTTTTATAGTTCCTGCGTCAGATATTAATAATTCATCATCTGTAGCAGGAGTTGCAGCTAAAGCTGTTTGTCCTGATATAATATTATTATTAAGATGTTCGCTTTCTACCGCATCATCTGCTATAAGGGCTTCTGTAATTGCATCTGCAGCTATACTTGAAGTGGTAGCATTAATTGTTCCTACAGCCTTTGCTTGATGTACTACATAAATATTATTTGTTCCACTTGCAGGTGCCCCAGTAAATGTAAGCGTAGTGCCGCTTATGCCATATGCTGAGTTTGGGTCCTGTCTAACATTTTCTACAAAGACTTCTATGTCAAAAACGGAACTCGGTGCAATGTCTAATGTAAAAGCTGTTGTGCTTCCATCACCACTAAACCTCTTACCTTGTAAAGATTGAAAAGTATTTCTGGTATCTATAGGAGTACCAACATATGCCATTCTAGGTTATCTCCATTATTGATAAAGCTATATCTGCTGATCCTGAAGCTGTTAACGAAAGTGTATCTGTTGTCTCCATTACTACTTTGTTGCCCGAAAGTAACTCCAGGGTGCCTCCAACAGGTATGGGCGCATTAGTAACTAATTCAACCGTTTGATTGGCTTCGTTGTTTGCACCTGATCTGCTAGAGGTATCTGAAGCTAAACTAACTGTAGCAGTAATTTGACCAGTTGTTGTGTTACCTATCATAATACCAAGAACTACAGTTGTTGTAGAACCTGCTACTGTGTAAATAACATCAGCACTTGTTACGTTTGCTTTTGATACCAGTTTAAATGTATTTGCCATTTATCCTCCTTTATATATTAACCAAGGGCTATTGCAAGAGCCGTAGGATCCTCAATATTAGCATTAACTAATGTTATTACTCTAGACAATGCTGCTTTACGATTTGTGCCTCCAGCACCATCATCCACTATTATTAAATCAGATGTTGTTAAATCTGCACCTATGTCAGACCCACCATCAATCTCTAATGCTGTTAAGGCTACTTTACCTGCTGTAGATATTGTAGCTAATTTTGAATCTGCAATCGCAGCACTTGATTTAATATCTGCGTTTACAATATTTGTAATTGTATTATTATCTGAATCTATTGATTTGTTCGTTAATGTTTGTGTTGCAGCTATACCTGCAATCGTATCTGTTACTGCTGGTAATGTTAATGTTGTATTACCAGAAAATGCAGAGTGAGCAGGAGCCTGAATAGCAGCATAGTGTGCATTTGATGATTCACAATAAAATCTAACTTGTGATTGTGCTCCTGTATTTTTAACATCTACGACACCACCCTCAACAGTTAAATCATCTCCTACACTTACATCACCTGTGACTGTTAAAGAGTCTACAAAAGCATCTTTCCATCTAACACCTGTAGATCCTAGGTCTACATCACTATCAGATTGTGGACCAAATATATTATCACCTAAGTAAACTTGTTCTACGTTTGCCGCATAAAAATGTATTTCATCAGCAGTTTCAAAATCTATTTTTGTTTGATCATCTTCACCTATTTTAAGATCAGTTGCTAAAATAGAAGTGATACCTGTTTGTGCGGCATCAACACTTAATGTATTAGTAGATAAGCTAACACCTGTACCTGCTGAAAAAGCAGTTTTAGACATTGCTATTGCAGCAGAATTATTAATATCTGCATTAACAATAACTCCAGATCCAATTGCAGCTGTTCCGTTTGCAGCTATTGTTATATCACCAGATATAGCAACAGGATTAAAGT